TGATATAGTTGATGCATCTGTTAGTGTTGCTTCTGGAAAGAAAGCGGCTCTTGTAAAAGAAGAATAACCACCATCATTAAAGTTTACTAATTCGTTACCATCAAATTGTTTTATAATAATATCTTTTGCATCTGTGGTTGGTTGTATTACTGTATCACCAGATGATGTTGCTAATTTTATATGGTCTGTGTTTGCAATCTTAAAATCTATCTGGTCATCTGTATCTGCTCTAAGAGTTGTATCAGCGTCAACATCTAATATTAGTTCTGCACCATTTAGGTCAGAGGCTAATGGGCCCCCAACTGCACCGGATATCTCCACGATGAAGATACTCGCACCAGATGCAGGAGCTGTAGAGAAAGTTATTTGTGTGCCACCACTAGCTAAACTATAATCTGTTCCTGCTTTTTGAAGTACCCCGTCATGTGAGACAAGTAATTGTGCAGGAGAACCAACTTGTGTGCCTAAACTAAATGTTGTGTTAGACCCATTATACGTATTACCAGATGTATCGAGTACAGCAAATGTGCCCTCTTTAATTCCTTGTCCTATGTATGCCATTCTATGTGTCTCCTAGTCTTAAAGCAAATACTGAAGTAGCATTGTGACCTGTATTTCCAGAAAGAATTACATTACTTGACGCAACTTCGGCTCTAATTTTAAATTTATGAGTAGATGTATTTGTTACATCAAACAAACAATGCATAAAAACACTAGCGTATTCTGAACTGCCTGACATTCCATTGTCTATTAAATTATAACTTTCACAAGCGGCGTCATAAGAAGAATTATCACTTGTTACTTGAATACTTCCACCAACATAAGTTTGGTCAGCATCATCTGCTCGGTAAGTAAATTGCATTGATAAAAAATATATACCTGTAGACGCAAAACTAAAAACGCCAGAACTTTCACTTAATCCTGTGCCAATTTTTGCATAGCTATCAGTATCAGCTCTTTCCCAATTTGATGTTAGAAAAGCATTTCCACCACTTAAAGTTGTGCTAGTATTTTGTCTCCAAATGTCAGCTTCAGTAATACCCCCAGTAAAACTTGTAGCACCAGTTCCGCCATTAGTTGTGGTAAGTTCACCTGTCACCATATTTTCTATATCTATTTTACTTAGTGCCATGTTTTACTCCTTTGGGTTTGCATCTTTGATTGATTTAATACGAGTCTTCCAAGCGTCTATGTCCTTGTATATCTCATCGAGCTGTTCACCGATATCACCATAAGCCGTTTTTCTTGTAGCTCTTACAGTGTTATTTTTTTCTTCAGTATCACCTGCTGTTTCATAACTAGCTAACTGTGAATCTGTAGGTTTAGTTAAACCATCAACACTCCAGCTCGCTATATAATCGCCTTTTCCATCCGAATCATTCTGTAAAGTCACATTACCACCGTAACCAAAATTAGCAACCTTGCTATTTGCTTCACAGTAAAGTTTTACTTTAGTTGATAAACCTGCCATTCTATACTCCTGCTAATTTGTAACCAGATAAAAAAACATGAGAATAATTTGTGTCTTGACTAGAACCTTCTCCATGTTGACCATATAATTCAATGTAGTCTGATGCACTTAAATTTAATATTTGTGTTGATTGAGCAAAAACTAATTGAGAGCCGCCTGTAGCTCTACGAATAACATGAGTATTATCTACAGCAGAACCATTTTTATATAATTTAACCTCTACTGCTTCATGGTCATCCATATTAGGCACTGCTATTCCATAAGTAAAAGAATACTTACCACTTTCTCCACTCGGAACTGTAAACTTATTTGAACCAAAAGCTGAGGCTGTATCAAAAATTTCTGTTCCTAAATTTATTTTTGTAAAAGTATTGTTAGAAAGAGTTTGTGCAGTTGTGCCTGCCGTGGCTTGAAAAGCAGGAGTATTATCTGCACCTTTAATATAACTATAATCTACTCTTTTTATTGTTCCTGCATCCGATATAAGTAATTCATCAGTGTCAGCAGGTGTTGCCGCTAATGCTGTAGAACCAGTTATAACTGTAGCATCAATATGCTCTTCGGAAATTGCATCATCTGCTATTCCTCCTGCTGGTATTGTTGTTTTACTCATGTGTTACTCCTATGGTTTTGTTGGCCATGTTACATTAGCCACCTTTTCTACTGTATCTAAGCCACTTGGTAAGTCTCTTAAATCTTTTCTGTATTTAGTTTGGTCTGCTGTCATTGTATTATCAGATGCACCCCACCAATCTGTTTCAGCTAATAAAACGTTTCTTTTTTCTCTTAACATTTCTAAATCTCTGTTAAGTTGATTATCCGTCCATGCTTTTTCCTCTGTATCACGAGCAGTTTCCTCTTCTGCTGTAAATTGTATTCTTACTCCATCAATATACTTATATCTAGGCATTAGTTGACTCCATATAGTTTAAAAACACCTGCATCAAAACCACCAGAACCGGGTTGTAATTTAAAATTATTTATTGCTGTTGTACCCTCTCCATCAAAACTACCTCCACCATAAGCAACAATAGCTCGGTTACTTGTATCAGAATAAACACCTCTAAATAAAATATTTTTAAAATCAGTTGATGAAGTTGGGTCAAATAGTTCTATAACTAAATCAAAAACTTTATCATTGGTCATAGTTACAGCATTTCCAAGCAATGTAAAATCAGAGGAGCCAGTATTATTCCTAGTATATAATTCATTACTAGATGCGTTAGAATAAAATATTGCTCCTGTTACATCATACGCACCATCATAGTTAGAACCATTGTCTGTGCTTGAATATATACTCATATGAGTAGCTGATTGCAGTTCACATTGTATACATTCTATTTCATATTTTTTATATGTGCTAGTTATGTAGGTGCTACTAAAAGAAACATTGGCTGTAACTCCACTTATTGTTGTTGTTTGTAACAAATTTCTACTACCAAAACCACTTGCAGTGCCACTATTTGTGATGGTTGCTCCACTATCTACTGTCAAAGTTGAACCAGATAATATATTAAAGTTATTAGCAGTAAATTTAAAATCGTCTGCCCCTGCTATCTTAACATCTATTTGGTCATCAGTGTCAGCAGTAATTGAAGTGTCGGCATCTGCATCAAGAATTAATTCTTGCCCATTTACATCAAGAGTGCCCGGTGTTACTAAGTTACCTGTTAGTTTGTCACTATTTACGCTAGAGTCTGGAACATCAATAGTTCCTACACTCTTTGCTTGATGAACAACATAAATATTGTTTGTGCCGCTAGGAGGTGCACCAGTAAACGTTAATGTTGTACCAGATAAAGTGTATGCTGAGTTAGGGTCTTGTCTTACATTACCAACAAATACTTCAATGTCTAATGTTGAAGAAGGTGCTACATCTAAAGTAAATGCAGTTGTGCTTCCATCACCACTAAACCTCTTGCCTACAAGAGATTGAAAAGTATTTCTGGTATCTAAAGGTGTACCTATAAAAGCCATCTTACGTTATCTCCATTATTGACAAAGCAATATCAGCCGCACCAGATGCTGTCAGTGACAGTGTATCTGTTGTTTCCATTACTACTTTGTTACCCGAAAGTAATTCTAAAGTACCACCAACAGGTATAGGTGCATTAGTAACTAGCTCAACTGTTTGGTTTGCTTCGTTGTTTGCTCCTGCTCTGCTAGAGGTATCTGAACCTAAACTAACTGTAGCAGTGATTTGTCCAGTTGTTGTATTACCTATCATAACACCAAGAACTACAGTTGTTGTAGAACCTGCTACTGTATAGATAACATCAGCACTGGTTACACCTGCTTTAGTTACTACTTTAAAAGTATTAGCCATTTATCCTCCTATTATCCTAATGCGATTGCTAAAGCTGTAGGGTCTTCTGTAGAAAATCCTGCACTTGTTAAATATGTTTTTAATGTTGTTAAAGCCACTTGCTTCATTGTTCCTGCATCATTTGTTACTAATCTATCTGCATCTACTAAAGTTACCGATGAAGCACTTGTATCACCATCCATAACATTTAATTCTGTAGCTGTTGAAGTTACACCATCAAGTATGTTTAACTCTGCCGCAGTAGATGTTACTGTTGTACTTGCAATGCTAAGAGCATCAGTTTCTAATGTACCATCAACATCTACATCACCAGATATATCTAAGTTAGTAAATACTGAAGTTCCTACTGCTGTAATCTTATCATTAAATGTTGCCGCTCCTGCCGCAGACATATCAAGTGTTAATGCAGTTATTGCAGAGCCACCATCATTACCTTTAAATATTATATCTTTATCAGATGTAGTAGATTTAATTACAAAGTCTGTAGATGAATTAGTAAACTCACCAAATGTAGTTCCACCATCTTTTAAGAATATATCTCCACCATCAGCATCAAGAATAATATCAGTTGTTGCATCAAGTGTTATTGTAGAACCAGAATCTATTTCTGATATAATAGGTGTAGTTAAAGTTTTATTTGTTAATGTTGCAGTTGAAGCTGTTGAAACTAAATCAACGTCTCCTCCTGTGCTTGGTAATGTTAAAGTGTTTGAAGCACTTTCTGAATGTGGTGCCGCTTGAAGTGCCTGTGCATGTGCGTTTCCAGACTCACAATAAAAATTAATTTTTGACCTTGAGCCAGAGTTTTTTAAATCAATAGTACCAGATTCAATACCAACATTACCATCTAATAAAACTTGTCCAGAACCTTTAGGTGTAATTTTTAAACTTATATTAGTATCGCCACCTGTAGCAGATAATTCTGGAGCATTACCTGTAGCGGCATTAGTTATATCAAATTGGTTAACTGCTGAACTTGTAGTTTGAAATATTATTTGTTCATTGCCATTTTCATCAGCAATAAAATGTGCGTCATCAATTAAAATATTATGTGAGTTTGTATCTAGGTTAGCTCCTAATTGTGGAGATGTATCTTCTACTATATTAGATATAGCACCAGATGTTGCAAGTCCAGATACTACTGCACTTCTTGCAATTTTTTTAAGTCCGCCACCAGAAGTATCTATTGCTAAAAATACATCATCATTAGCTACTGTAGATATTTCAGATAGAGAACTTACAGCTATAGAATTAAAGTTTGTACCATCCGCTACAAGTAAGTTACCTGCTGTGTTAGTACCCATAGTAATATCGTCACCAGATACTGTTAAGTCACCAGATA